TGAGTTGAGCTGAATCTTCTTAGCCAACTGCATGTTGTGGTTCTGTGCAATAGCCTTTTCGTTCTCATAGCAAGGGTTGAGCTCTTGTGCCTTCTTAGCCTCGATCATCTTCTTCTTATAAACGACACGGTCGTCATACATCCTCTGCATGAGCTTAGCAAGGAATCCTTGATAGTCCTTATCGAACAGACAACCAGAAGCTGCACACGAGAGATTTTGTTCTTTGAGCTGATTACGAATAGAAGGCTCGTTGAGATATCCATTAAGGATCTTATCAACACCTTCTTCTCCTCCTAGCGTAGAGATCTGACCTACGAACGTGTCTGGGGAGATGTTGTATTGCATGATCAGATGAGGATAGAGAGAGTTCAAGTCAAACGATACAACCCACTTGTGCATACCAACCTGAGGATCCTTGACGTATGCACCAATGATCTGTCGTTCCTTTTCACTCTTGATCATCTGAGGAATAACAATCTTCTGCCTAAGAAGGTAGTTGTGAATGATAACATCCCACATCCGCACAGAAGTGAATGCGTCCTGATAGTTCACACGACCATCGTATGCAATAGCAAGTGCCTGTTCAATCAGCTTTAGCTTATCGTCTAGCCTATCAACGAGATCGACGTCTCGAATGTTATACTCCATGAACTTCTGGTAGTCTTTCTTGTACAGATCAAACAGAGAGTCGTACTCTGAGTAGTCCATCTTACGTTCGCCAAGCTCGATGTTACAGATATGATCTAGCTTGTAGCTCTCTTGCATAGTGAACGAGAACTTACGATAGAGCGCCAGGTAGTCGAGAGTAGAGATACCTAGAATATCATAGACCTGTATCTCATTGTAGGATGTCTTCACATAACGTTCTTGAATAAGCTCCCAAGGAGAAAGCTTCTTAGACATATGCTCACCAAGGACTCGCTTAATGCGATTGACAATATATGGAATATCGAATGCCTCTACGTTCCATCCTGTAATAAGATCAGGAGAGATGGACTTAGAACGCCACACATCAAGGAACTTGAGGAGGAGCTCAGACTCATCTGTACACTTGATATACTTTACCTTCTCGTTGTCTGTCTTGAACTCACCACATCCAAGAACAATGTAAATATCGTCTTTCTTAAGTGTGATGGCAGTGATCTCTTTGTCAGCAGTCTGTACGTTAGGGAACCCTTGATCAGCTGCAACCTCGATATCGATGTTGACCTTAGAGATCATCTTTGGATCGTAGTCAATAGTGGGATAATGTTCATTGATAAAGGCATAGACATAGTTGGTTAAGCCATATACTGTATGACCTTTAACTCCCTCGTACATCTTAATGTATTCACGAGCTTCTTTGATAGAATCAAACTTGATTGCACCACACTTCTTGCCTTTATAGTCTCGGAACTCTCCATTAGGAGAGGCGACATAAAGTGTTGGCTTATATGGAATGCGTTGCTGGATACGCTCACTCCCTTCGTACCCACGAAGAAGAATGTCGTCACGGCTCAGCGATACGTTAGTGTAAAATCTAGTCATTAAAGAAGCCATCCAGCGTTGAAGGTTTGGGTTCGGGTGCATACTTAGCACGCAGCGGAGTAGCAACACTCATCTCAGTAGCATGATCCATGCAATACTTCAACATCTCAAGTGCATCAATCAGACGTTCATCACGTACCTGATCGATTGGACATCCAAACACACTCTTGAGCACATCATACATATGAGCATATGCCTTCCTTCCATACGGATGTGAAGGATGTGCAGGCAATAGTGGTTGCATCCTAGGAGCATACTCTAGGACTCTGTCATTTATGATTTTTCGATTGTTTTTGTTCATCGTGTATCATTACTACGATAAAGAAAATAAGTCAAGGGGGTCTTTCGACCCCCTCCTCATATTATTTTAGGATTGGAATCAGTCCCTTGTCTACAAGGTAACCTTCTTCACCAATAGCTTCTTCGCTCTGGTATTCTTCCATGAACTTCTTCAAGTCTGGAACTGTATCAAAGTGCTCATTCTTAAAGTATACATACAGCTTTCTTGAGACAGGATACTTGCCAGCAGCAATACTTTCATAGTTTGGCTCGATGTTATCGATTGCCACACCCTGAATAACGTTTGCATTCTGTTCAAGGAACGAATATCCAAAGATGCCAAATGCATTAGGATTAGCTTGGAGCTTCTGAACAATCAGGTTATCGTTTTCTCCTGCTTCAACAAAAGCACCATCTTCTCTAATGGACTTGCAGTACTTCTTTTCGTCGTCTACAGACAGCTTAAGATCATTTTCTTTCAGCACAGCCTTACACGACTTTTCAATTACCAACTCTACAAACGAGTCACGAGTACCAGAAGTAGGAGGAGGTCCGAGGACTTCGATCTTCAGATCTGGAAGTGCAGGATCGATCTCACGCCACGTCTTGATTGGATTCTCTACCCATTTGCCATCAACATATACATGCTTAGCAAGTGCCTGGTAGATCATTCCAGTAGACAGAGCCATGGTTGGATCTTCTTTCGACATAGCGAGAACAATGGCATCAATACCAACTGTAATCTCTGTTGTCGTTACACCATTCTTCTTGCAAGCCTCAGCCTCTTCGGACTTAATAGGTCTTGATGCATTGACAGCATCTGGCGTATCCTTACCAGCACCTTGACAGAACAACTTGATACCACCACCGGTACCTGTCGACTCTACAATCGGTGCAGGTGCACCTGTCTTCTTAGCAAACTGTTCTGCTACAGCAGTCGTGAAGGGATAAACTGTGCTGCTACCAACAATGCGAATGGCATCAGCTGCATGTGCACTAACGGTTAGTGCAACAATAGCGACAAGACTCAATACAAATTTTCTCATAACATCTCCATTAAAAAAAGCGAGGAGAACCATTCCCCTCGCTCGCATTTATCGTTTTGGTTTAACCGGATCTTCCGATCCCATCGGTTCAGGTTTGTCTAAAGGCCAACCGGGCATGACAACCATTCCTCTTCTTCTTGAGTATAAGGCCACATTATTGTGATCTTATTAAGGAATCAATTTCATGCCTTTGAACACCAATATCCATGAGCTCACGATCGGTGAGACTATGAAGTTGTCGTCTGGCATGTTTAGCTTTTGAGTACTTTTTGAACCTGTTAATCTGTTTAAGAATCGCATTTACCATCTCCTTTCGTCCTTTGCGAACCATTGGCGCTCGAGTTGTTCGAGATGCTGATGGCTTTGGGCTTGTGAAAGGAAAGCAGTCATACGTTCCTGTTCCGTCATAGGCCTTAGGGAACCTAAGGCCTTTACTAGTTTATTTAACATCATTTTCCTTCTCTAGCAGAAGCTTAGAGGAAGTCGTTTCTGCGGCATCCTTAACTTCAACCTTCTTCGGTTTCTTATGATCAGGAATAATGTTCTCCAACCACACCTTAAGCATGCCATTGATCAGTTCAGCGTTCTTAATCTCTACTGAGTCAGCAATGGAGAACTTACGAGTAAAGTTGCGCTCGGCGATACCTTTGTACAGGTACTGATTGTTCAGTCCTTCTTTTGTAAGATCATCTACGTTGGTATGGCCAGCAATCGTAAGAGTGCCATCCTGCGTAGTGATCTCAAGGTTATGCTTGCCAAAGCCAGCAACTGCAAGCTCGATGACGTACTTATTTTCATCGACCTTTACAATATTATAAGGTGGATAGTTGGGAATAGCCTTTGTAAACGTTTCGGAAGCTTCGTTGAGCCTCTTGAATAGTCCGTCGAAACCGACAAAGTGCTTCTCAAGGTTATTAAAAGAAAAAGGATCGAAATTAGCCATAGTAGACCTCCAATAAGCAAGGTTGTTTAACATAAGTGTTGCGCCACGTCTTTCGACCGTGCCGCAACATAAGTATATATCATTTGTCTGACCGCTTTAGTCAACTATTTTTTGAATGTGAGATATTACTGACGAGACAATTGATTCTATTTTAATAAAATCTAGCTCAGCTACAGCGCATGCGTGTGCCAAAGCAATTGGCACTAGGACCCATAGTGCGAGCAATGCAGGCTCGCGAATGAGCGCCAAAACCCATTCGAAGGGAAGGCGTGCCTTCCCCCACAATGTTTTTGCTACTGTCATATTCTGGCATGGGGTCTCTGATAAATATTGACGATGTTTTATTTATAATAGGTGATCAAATGACAAGAAACGAAATCAGGACTCAAGCTGTGAAAAAGGTCAAGACCAGATTTGAACACTTCGACAAAGATAAAGATGGTGCTCTTAACCAAGAAGAAGCCGTCGAAGCTCAGACTTTAATTGAACTTGAAAATAAAGACAAGAAGGAAGACCAGCTTCGACGCATGGCTTGGATTGCCATGCTGTCAATGCTAGTCTGCACTATTGTTATCTTTTTACCGTTTATTCCTGAGGAAAGAATAAGTGTTATTGAGGGTATTATTCAGACATTCTATATTGCTCAGGCAGGTGTTGTTGCAACATTCTTTGGTGCTAATGCTTACATGACAAGAGCATCACAGAGCGATACACCAGCATATGTGAACCCAAATTACGTGAACTGAGCCTTGAAGAAGTTATGTTGTTTAGAACAGGTCTTAGCACAAGTCCTAAGCTTGCCTGCAGCTGTTGAACTGCAGCTCCATGTTCTTTTGACGTCATCAAACGCCCCCGAAGCAAAGACTTGTTCCACAGATGATTTGTTGAGATCAATTTTGTCAAGGCTTCCTACTAGTTTCCGAAACTGTTGATCGTTTCGTTGATCATGAATACCTCCTAACCAACAGCACGGAAACAACAACCCTCGAGCTGAAACGTATATGCTCTTTTCGTTTGCCACAACACATTCAATTTCTGTCTGGTTATAAAAATCTTCAATAGTACCGTGTATGTTAGCAATCTCAGCCAACACTTTAAGGTTTTTGTTTTGGTACTCTTCATTACGAGGAGGTTGGAGGTCGACGTTGTTCTTCCCTCGTGTAGTAGCAAATCTAGCTGACTTCTTAGCAACAAACTTACGAAACCCCATCTTATCAGCTATCCGTCTGGCTTCATCGACCTGATGCTCATTGTGTCTAAAGACAATGAAAGACCAAACTGCATTACCACCAGCCTCGATGAACGCTTCTGCAGAGTCCATCACCTTGTTCCAGTTCACACCTTTACGATAAACGTGATTTGTATCTTGTAAACCATCGATTGAAAATATGACCTGTGAGTTGTCATTATACAGGACAGAAGCTAAATCTTTCCACCAAATCTTTGTCCTAGCACCACCATTTGTGTGGACATCAAGAGCCATTCTTAGGTTGTTATCTCTGAAATATTCTAACACTTCCAAGCTTTCGCTGGCAACAATTGGGTCACCATAATTACCACACATAAGCATCTTGTCAAGCTGTTGAACAAAGCTTTTGTTAAAATACCTCCTACAATCAAACAAAGATAGTTCTGCGTTGATTAGATTGGGGTTAACAGAACCATCCTCAAGATGTCTAGGGCAGAAAGGACATCCAGCTTGGCACCTCTCTGTCATTTCTAAATGAAGTGTGCGAATATCACTAAGCTGATACATTATTCGTCCGAGTGAGGCTTAGAAAACTGCTTTCTAACAATCTCCTGAATGGCCCTTTCAAACACCCGTTCGTTGTACTCATAACATGCCACGATGATCCAGCTACAACCAGCCGTAAAATAAGCAGCGGCAATATGATAATTGCCAGCTGCTGCATTAAACATAGTGACAAAGAATAGTGCGCCAACGATAAAGAACGTGGCGAGGTGAGTTATCCTCATGCTGCTTCCTTAACCTTAAAATTAAAATAACGTCCATCTCTGTTAAGCTTAGAAACAGCCTGCACCCACTCTTCCGCTTCCTTCTTGTCAGCGAAATGAATACGATCCTTGATCGTCAGTCCTTTGAGGTTGCCGTTGATAAAAGCCTTCTCAAACTCAACTACGAACTTGTATGAACCTGGGTATATCGACATAGCACACCTCCATAAGCACAGTATTTAGTTAATATAGAGTAGTTTTGCTGTCAAAACAACAGAATAATGGTGGGTCCACCAGGATTCGAACCTGGAACCAGACGGTTATGAGCCGTCAGCTCTGACCATTGAGCTATAGACCCTGATTGTTTACTTACGGTTCTTAGCCATTGCTTTGCGCTTCTTGGAACCAATCTTACGACGACCCTTGCGAGGGCGATTCTTATGTGGATGTGGCATTGTTTCTGTCCTTATAATAATATTCATATATGCCTCTGACCTTCCACAGTTCTGGATGTTTGCATATCCACATGCCAGTGTCTGGCTCAAAGTGTTCTCGGAAAAATTTATCGAGAATCGAATGCCCAGTACTTATGGAAGTATTCACAGACCGAGAGAGCCTATCATACTCTTCATCAGAGATCAACGAGTCGTTTTCAAACTCGTATGCATAAGCGTAGAGCGAGAGGCGGATCCGAGTCCGCCTCTCTTCTGCTACGACATCCTTCTCATTGAAGAAGGTGTCGAGGCTGCTCACGCAGCCTCCGCGTACTCAACTGCCTTCTCGAGAGCATTGACCTTGCGCTGACGGTTGATACCGTACCACGCAGACTGCAGACGAGTGTCTTGGTTGTGACCAAGGAGGTGATCGGTGGTGAACGTCACAGCATTGAATGCCTGCCACCAGCTACCCTTACCGAATTCAGCACCAGGTTGAGTCTCAAGGACATCCATCGCCTGCTGAGCAGGACGCGAGACCTTCTCTTCCTTCTTAGACAGAGTCGGAAAGACTTCCTTGAAGTACTCAGAGAGAGACTCAGCAGTGAAGTTCTTTGACGAAAGGAACTGAGCCATGTCCTTATAGGTACCCATCTTCTTTGAAGCGATACCAAGAGTCTGCTTGACCATCTCTGGATCAAACTTGCGACGATGGTTAAGACGAACCATCAGATCGTTCTTGCCTGCGAGCGAAAGAGTCAAGGTGTTGTTGCAGACGACACGAACCGGAGTAAAGCGGATGTCGATGCACTTACCATACTCGTGAGGATTAGAGAAGAGCAGATAGCTCTCAACCTTGTCACCACCAAGGATCTCAAACGAATCCTTGACCTTAGCGAGAGCCCATACATTCTTGCCTTCGCGAAGCGAACCAGCAGTATGCATTTCCATATCGCCTTCCATGACGAACTCGTTGAAGAATTCAAAGGCAGTCTCGTTCTGACAGGGTTCCCAATCACCAGAGACGACAGTAAGAACCTTGTTGTCAGTCGAACGGACCAGAGCCTGATCTTCGGTGACAATCTTCTGACCGTTGACGTTGCAATAAGTCGGATACTTCTGGACAGTCCAGTTCAAACCAGCCTTGTCCAACATCTGTGCAGGAGTCAGGTCATTGTGGACCGGAACACCAAGGCCATGCCAAGGCGTTTCGCCTGCATAAGCCATCGTCTCAACTTCGTGTGCCATTCTAGTTCTCCGTTTGTTGTTTCAATCGTGAGAACAGATATAGAGGAATTAAAAAATAAGATCAACGCTAGAATTAAAAAACTTTAACCCCATATTTTACCTGCCATTTTTGGCCATCATGATAATCATTGACGATCGGCTGGCCTTTAATGTTAAGGCTGGTATTAAGAAGAATGGGACAGCCAGTCTTGGCATACCATGCTTCCAGAATCTTACGAATGTTTGAATTGCCAGGTTTAACGACCTGAACTCTTGAAGTGCCATCTACATGGCAGATAGCAGGGAACATCCGTGCCTTTGTAGCTGGCACTGCAAACTGCATGTATGAATAATCGAAGTTGTCAAGCTTGAAGTAGTCGTTGGCATGCTCTGAAAGGACAGCAGGAGCAAACGGTCTGTACTCCTGTCTACCTTTAATCTTGTTCACTCTGTCCTTCATGTTTCGAGGAATAGGATCTGCCAACAGACTACGATTGCCAAGCGATCTAGGACCCCATTCTGCTCTGCCATTAGCAACACCCACGATCTGTGACGTCTCTAGCTGATGAATGATTTCATTGAGTGGCAAAGGTCTTGCAATGTCTTCACCCAAGTATGCGTTCTTCCAGGTGAGCTTCTGTCCGTATCCAAGTGCAGCAGCTCCTAGTGCAGAACCACAGTCACCAGGGTTGGGACAAACCCACACATTCTTCCACACACTGCCAAGCTTGCCGTTAAAAGAACAATTGAGAGCTACTCCACCGCCTAGACAGACATTAGCCTCTCCTGTTAGGAGGTGGGCCTTAATGTGAATGTCAAGAAGGATCTCTTCTGTAGCCTTTTGTGTAGCTGCTGCAATGTCTTCATTGGATGCGTCAGGCTCCCAACCATCACAACCCTTGTGGAGATTGCGTTTGAACTGACCTAGCTGAGGACCTAGAAAATCATCGTACATTCTCTTCTTATACTTTTCTGGATCTCCATAAGCAGACAGACCCATAAGAATGTATTCGTCTTCCATTGGCTTCAAACCAACGCGTTGTGTCATTGCACTATAGAACAGACCAACGCTGTTAGGATACCAACGGCTCCAGACTTTCTCGTACTTGGCAAATCCCCGATCATCATACGATGCTTTCCAGATTGTGATGGTGTCAAGCTCGCCAATGGCATCAACGACAACAACTGCAGCGCTATCAAACGGACTTGTTTGAAATGCAGCAGCAGCGTGACTAAGATGATGATTCCAGCTCTTGCGTTTCTTCGGAAGAAGATATGAGCCTGAAGGTCTCTGACCGACAGCAATCCTTCTCAGATCTGTGAGCCATTTGCGTTCGTAATAATGGTACTCAATAGGACCATCACAATATTGTGCCGCAGCATTCAGGATTTCTGGATTGAGATCTTTGTCGTTCTTTAGTCGAGAGTATCTTTCTGCATGGCTAGCATAAACAATATTGCCAAGCCAATCAACAACAGCAACGCCAGCATCATGAAACCCCTGACTCATACCATAATAATATTTAGTCATCATACACTGTTTCTATAAAATCAATTAGATATATGCTATACTTTTTGTGAGCTTCTTCTAAAGGATGGTTGCCTTTTCCTCGAGGTAGGTTTCTACTCAACTCATTCATCGCAATACCAGCTATTTTGTCTTTATCTAGATCCTTAGCAATGTGATAAAAATCTGGTAACCTATCTCTTCTTTGATAATAATTTATTGTTTCCCACCTCAGTAATCCTAAGGTGTCAAAATCATCTCTTGTCATACTTAGGATTTGAAGATCTTGAGGAGAAAGAAAATAAAAAGCGTATTTAATACCCTTGCTTTTTAAAAATGTCTGGGTGTGATGAATTAGCTTAACTAGATTGTAGAAGCTGTAGGGATGATGTTTATGATTTTCCCAAAACTGCTTTAGATCAGTAATGTCGGCAAAACCGTCTTGAACAATAACGTCTTCCCCATATATTTCGCGAAGCCTTCTTCTGTTTTTTTCAATCATGTTGCTGTCAGAAAGGAAGTGATATGTGTTGCTTTTAGAATAGTAATTTAGTCTTGTTCTGATTGTCCATTCTACTAACACGAATGTGTTGTCGAATTCGATCATTCCGTTTTCTTCAAGCAACAACACATTGTTTATAATGCTGTTCGCTATAATCTCGTTTGAGCAACCTTGCATTGAAAAATCAAACAACTTTGCGTTGTAGTGATCTGCAATGAGTTTAGCATTTCTTTTGTTTCTATCAACAAGCTCGTCACCAAACGCTATAGAGCACCCAGAAGAAACCATGTATTTAATATTATTCATTAGCAAATCTGTTTTGTATGAAATTGAGAAATTGTTTACCATATGCAAGATGGGCTTCTTCCAAAGGATGTCCCCCTCCCCCTACTGCATATTTGTTGTTTTCAGAAAATTCTTCGAACGGAATGTTAAAAAATGCTTGAAGGTCTATGTCATCTAACAAGTTGTAGAATGATCCAAATCCCTCTCTATCATAACAATTGTTGTACATATATTCATAGTTAGCTTTACCATCAACGATTAGAACTCTCGTTGCATCGCTTACGAACGAATAAGCATAACTGAATCCGTGAAGTTTTAAAAAAGTAGTTGTCTTGTGAATAATGGAAGCCAATTCGTATAATAAAAATTTAGGATCGGAATGGTGATAGAAATAGTTTTCTAATTCGGTGTAGTGGGAATGCTTGTCAAATACATCGTTTGGTACGACATATCTTAGATATTCATCTATTTGCTTCTCTACACTTTTGATGTTTTTGTTGTTGTCGATAACACTTTCAACAATGTCAAACGAAGAAGGAACTTGATCATACTGATACTCAACGTATTTTTCTACAAACAAATTGACGACCTTGTCTACAAAAGACGGAGCGTTGTTGATGCGAGACGATAGGTTTTTGGCAACCATGTGCGCTTCACCAACCCTGACCAATCTTTTTTTAGCGCGATCTTTATTAACTCTATGAGAGAATAAAGAGAACCACCCTTTGGCTTCTCTGTTGTAATATACAAGCCTTGTTGCATATGTCCAATTGACTACGACTAAAGTATTACGAGGATCTATGAGTTTGTTTTTGAGTTGGTATAAGAGACCATCAATTAGTTTAGTTGAAATTGTTTCGTTGCCGTATCCTCCCATAGAATAATCTATGAGAATGGCCCCGATGCTATCAGCCATATATTTTATGTATCTTTGATCTCTATTAGTAAGCTCGGCCCCATATGTAAGAGAGCAGCCACTAGTCACCACATGATTAAACATTAATAAATGAACTTATCTTTGCTCTTTATCTTTCTAAGCAACCACTTATATTTTAAATACTTAATTATCCTCTTAAACATACATCACCTATTACCAATAGTATATTTTGTTATTAGCTTCCAGTTGTTCTTTTCTTTAAACGGAATGATTTTAATTTGATTTAGAGGAGCAACAGGTTCTGCTATCTTTTGTACGTCTACAAGCTCTACAAGATCCCATTCGTCTAAAAGTCCAACAATTCTATTTCGTCTACCTATGTCGGATTCAGTAAAGTCTGCCTGCTTACCGTCGAGCAAGAACAGTTCCTTAAAGTGAACAATATAGTACTTACCCTGCTTGTGTAGAATATGACAAGATTGGTAGAGAATGTTTTCTTTTTTCGAAGCTAGACCAATACGTGAAAGGGTCTCTTTTACTTTCAGGAAGTCTTCAGGGCTTCGAAGCCTGACCTCCACTAGTAGATTTAGATTGAACATGATTACCACCTTTTATTATTTTTTCTTTTATAAGGTTAATCTGCTCTGACGTAAGCACTTTGTACATCTCAACGGCTTTTGCAAAACTTACCTTGTAGTATTCTTGTATGGATTCCACATCACCATTCTCAATCTTTTTAGACCACTTAGAGAATCGTTTCGAAACGCGTACACTATTTAGATAATAGTCATTTTGCAATTTATTGTCGATATGGCTATTTCTATTCATCTCGTTGGCATACATGATCGTGTCGACAAAATACGACAGTGACTTATTAACGAGGAACGGAACATAGGACTTCTCCGCAAGCTCTGTGTTCTCAGAGCTGCGGATCAGATCCTTTTTGGATAGGTTGATTGCATTCACGTAATCAAAAGGGTTCATTCGAACGACACCGATACCATTGCTTCTGTCAAGAAAGCAGCCAGATTGATTTCCTTATCAACAACAAACGCATCCTGGTATTGATACTTGCTGATCAGCATCACTAGCTCAGGAATAGACTGAGGCTTGACATACTTGTACGCGTTATCGTAGAAATCACGGAAAAGCGTGTTACTATCTGTGTCAGAGTTCTCACCAACCCATGCACGCATTTCCTTGAAGTTCTTTGCTTTAAGCAAAGCAATCAGCACTGCATAGTTGTTGCCTGTGTGGTCAGCAAAGATTCCGGAATCAATCTTGCCAGTTGCAGAGTATCGCTGTAGTTCGTTAAGAACACGTCGCCAGTCTGGAATGTGTTTCTTGACGACTTCTGCCACCACAGCCTTATCGAAGCTAACTCCCTCACTATCGAGGATAGTGACCACACGTTTGAAGAACTGTCCTGCAAGTTTCGCAAGATCAGACTTAGCGATCTTGAACTCCACCACGGAACATCTCGAATGGAGAGGTTCAATGATACGGTTCTTGAAGTTACAGGTAAGAATGAATCCACAGTTACGCGAGTACTCTTCCATGAAATTACGAAGGGCCGGCTGTGTGCTGTTTGCGTTGAGATAGTCTGCCTCATCCAAGATGACGTACTTTCGTCCTCCGGCAAGAGAAACGGAAGAAGCGAACTGCTGGATATCGTTGCGTAGAGTGTCGATGTTGCCATTCATAGATCCGTTAATAATGATGTAGTCTGCACCGATCTGATCGAGCATTGCACGAGCAACAGTTGTCTTACCAACGCCAGCCCCGCCTGTGAGTAACAGGTTAGGGATCTGGCCATTGGTAACAAACTGCTTGAAAGTGCTCTTAATCTCATCAGGGAGAATACAATCGTCAATTGTCTTAGGACGATACTTTTCGACCCAGAGGAACTCTTCCATTATGTTTTCCTTTACTTCGATGAAGTGTATGTGCTTCCAGCTTCTGACGCCATAAAGTATTCTACGTTAGTAGATACAAACTGAGTCAGGCCTTCTTTCGAGATCTTAACACTATATTCAGCAGAAAGCAAGCGAATGATGTTCTCGGTGCTGTAGAAGATTTCAAACGACTTGTCTGTGTCGCCAACCTCAATAGAGAAGCTGTCAGCAGAAGGATTCTTAGCACTGGCAGCAGCAATGTAGATCTTCTCGCCATTACCAATAACCACCACACTCTTGAGCTGAAGAACACCAGTTGCTCTTACGAGCTTCTGCAGGTCTTGCTGAGAGATGGTAAACTCTACTTCAGCACCAGGAAACACGATTTCCCTCTCCGGAGGAGAAACAATCATGGAAGGATCAGCATACGTATAGTTGACAGACTGACGGCCCGACACAATACGAAGTTGCTTTTCACCAAACTCTAGGTCTGGGTCGTTAAACAAGCTAAGAACACCAAGGAACCTTGGAAGTTCGTAGATTGCAAACTGTCGAGGAAAAGTCTCCTCGACAGTTGCCTTTGCAAGGATCGATCTTGCGACCGAAACGGTAGTCAGAACATTGCCTTCCTTAACCAGCAACATAGGGTTAATCGCGGCATAGTTCTTAAGAATGTTGATTGTGTTTTCACTGAGTTTCATAATATAAAATATCCAATCTTACTTCTTGGGCTTGTTAAGTTGAGAAGGATCAGCAGTTGCACTTGCGCCAATAGAAGCAAGAGCAGCAAGCTTACCACCAAACGTATAGAAACCAGCATGCTGGAGGTGCATCCAAGGACACAGCCATACCTTCAGGCCTGCATTACGAGAATTCTGACAGAACAAGTAGTCTTCTGACAGGTAGCGTTCAGACTTAGGATCAATCTCAGCCTGGAAGTACATACCGATCTTGCGTGAGCCATCAAACTCTGCAGTACGTACGTGATCAGGACGATACATAATGTTGGGGTAGCTCTCGAGGTACTTGTCGAACGTCTGACGACGAACCATCATGAATCCAGTACCAAGCTCGAGAACTTCTGCTGGCTCATCAATCCGGATTGACTTAGACTGTTCGCTGCTATCAATGACAGGATTGAATACGAAGTCACCAACGAAATCTTCGAGGACGTTAGGGTTCTCGTCTGCAATACCCTTGTCGACAGCCATCTTGATTTTTTCCCAAGTGATACACTTCTTAGGATAAGCACCACCGATAATGTCATAGTCTGACTCGTCAGTCTGAAGAGCCAACAAGGCAAGAACGTCCTGAGGGTTGAATCCGATGTCAGAGTCAATGAACAGCAGGTGAGTATAACCTGAGCGCATGAACTCGTCGACACAATAGTTACGAGCACGAGTAATCAACGATTCGTTAAACAAGAAGTACGAACGCATCTCAATACCATACTTGAGACAGAGAGCAGTAAGATCACACATTGAACGTGCGTACATACCGTTACACTGTCCACCATACATTGGTGTGGCTACAAACAGCTTCTTCTTCTGTAGCTCTTCTACTTTAATTTGAATTTCCATTATATTATCCTTTATACTTTTCGTCGTGCTTCTTGCCGATACCATAATCGCCATCGTACATCTTCAAAGTCTGAGACTTGAAGAGTAGGAATTGACCAACACGAGTACCGTGTTTGATTCTCATTGGGCCACCAGTAACGTGAAGTGCACCAGCCATCACGCCATGGTAACCAGAGTCGTATAGTCCGCTTGTAATAAACACCCCATTACGGTTGAGAGTAGAGCGAGTGATAACCCACCCTGCTTCCCCTTCACCAACAGTAATGATGTTCTGCATTACAATTTCATAGGTACCTTCATCGAGGTGCCAATAACCTTCTTCGTCTGGAAGCTCTTCAGACGATCCACGATGCATCTTGCTCTCTTCATTAATGGAAAAGAGACTTGGACTAATCTTAAAGATCTTATCGACACGCAGATCGACAGCATTAGGCTGAACGTCTACATCCTGTACTTCTGTAAGGGTAGATCCTGTATCGTCACTGTGAATATGTAACATCATGGCTTGAATTCCTTTGGTACTTCATTTTCCTTAGGAGCAGCATACATCAT